GTGCATTCATCTTAAATGTCCTTTTACTGCGAAAATGGACATTAGTATCGGAAACAGGAAAGGGAGGCGAAAGACGGTTTAAATGATGCGCTTACGTCTATAGCACTGAAACAGGAGAATCAAAAGAAATCACAGCTCCGGGTGATTACCCTGAAAATACAACCACTATCGCTCCATTAACGCCATACGATAAATGGGATGGTGAGAAATGGGTGACCGATACTGAGGCACAGCATAGCGCAGCAGTCGAAGCGGCAGAAGCACAGCGTCAGTCACTGATTGATGCTGCAATGGCTTCCATTAGTCTGATTCAACTGAAATTACAGGCTGGGCGGAAGCTGACGCAGCCAGAAAACACCCGACTTAACGCTGTGCTGGATTACATTGACGCGGTGACGGCAACAGATACCAGCACAGCGCCGGACGTCATCTGGCCTGAACTGCCGGAGGCGTAGGCCATTCAATATCTGGCGCACCGGAAGTATCGACCAGTTCCAGTGCGTCCAGATAATCCAGCCACAAATTATATTGCGCCAGTTCCTCACCTTTCAGACGACCAATTGATGCTTTACCTGGCCATTGTTTACTGTTGATGTATTCGTTGGCCTGGTTAATCAATTGCTGCTTTTTAGTTTCGGCTGATGCAATTTGTTCTTCACGTGTTGGTGGAGGAATATCTGCCCATGCAGGCAGTCCATCCTCTCCGACACATCTGTATTTTCCTTCTGGTGGTGTATCATAGAAATATTCCCTGAAAATTACTTCGTCTATATCAACACCTTTTTCTTCAGGCCATTCACCTTTTTCAACATAAAGAGACTGAAGTTCGTAAGGATATGCCAGGTTGTTTACGTACAGATATTTCATCATTACCAGCCCTTAGCGAAAAACGCACCACCTTCAAGACCATAATTGCAGTGAGCTATGAAGCCGGTAGTGCTCCAGTTGGTCGCCCCCCACATATTCCCGCCCCCGAAACCACCATCGCACACAATTACAATGCCCGGTGTCTGTGTAAATGGAATTGGGAATGAAACATTGGCGGATACAGGCCCGTGTTCACCAGGAAAACTAATTCGTCCCCACTGTTCAATTGAACCATCTGGCATTTTTCGCCAGCCTGAACCTGATGCATATGATGACATATCAGGTATCTGATTTTCCCCTGTTCCCACATTTCGTTTTGCCGCTTCTCCCAAACCAAGGTTTTCGAGAGCCGTTTGCACAGTGCCATCCGATTTGATATCGCCAAACGGATTCTTGCGGCTCAGGTATTCAACAGCAAACCCCGATCCCAGCAATTCAACAAAACCGGGCAGATCACCATTATCAAGCACATCCCGTTGCGTTTTGTCACTTACAAACTGGGCCAGAGCTGCAGCAATAAAGCTGGCCTGTCGAATGGCTTTGTTCACCTGCGCACTGGATGCTTTCCCTGCTGTAAATCCGGATAAAAGCGCAGGCAACGCTTCCCATTCCTCCTGCGACATAACATTGGCATTTCGATCAGTTGCAAACGCTTTAAAGTCATTTTTCGCCATCAGAGTAATACTCCCCATGCTCCTACATCAAAACCACTGATGAATTCGTTATCCATATCAAAACCAAAAAATTTTGAGCCTTCCGATGGGGTTTCCACCGAAGGAGTTTCAATGCCCCCCGCCCATACCCCGGCGGCTTTTACTGTGAGATACCCCTGTTTAATTGCCGCAATTAACTCACGCGATACATCTGAAATATCAGTATCAGGAAAGACCCAGACCGATATCGTCATGTCCTGGTTATCGACTATCTGCATTCGCAGCCCGGATCCTGCTGTTGCCGCGTCAAGAATTGCCGGAAGCGAATCATTCCGTCCGTCCCAGTTATTAATCGCAATCTTCGCTTTAAGGATGACACGATAAGTTTCATCGCTGAGGTACATGTATCCGGAATCAGGATCGTATGGTCCCTGCCATACACCCTGATCATATCCAAGCCCGTCGGTATCCCAGCTGAAATAAACACCTGAGATAGGCTGGCTGACAACACGGCTACGTCCGATCCACAATCCCAGAATGTCAAGTTGCACACCAACCGCAGAGTCAATATCAAATGCAGTAATCAGCCCTCTGGTGGCCGCCGCAACATCAATAAGCGGCCGGGTCATCAGATCAACATGTGCAAGAAATTTAGGTTTGGTGGCGTGGTAGTTCGTGATTAGTTCGGTGTATTTGCTCATGACTCCACCGTTATAACGATATTTTCCGGGGTACAGGACGCAGATTCGTTGTATCTGATATCAATGTTTGATGACGACAAAGCCCCCGGAGATTTCCCAATCGTCAGTTCCTGAATATCGTAATAGCGTGCATTCCCGCCACTCACCACGCCAAGATTCGCCGGTGAGTAAATGCGACTTAAAAGGACCGAATCACCAATCATCAGACTATTGATATAGTCGGAAATAGCCTGCTGGATCTGCTGCCCTATCTGTGAGGTATAACCCGTAAAAACTTTTAATTTAATCCGGGCATAAACAGGCACATCACTGGAACGCGAGAATTTGATTACATGGGGATTGCCGTATTTATCCGGAACCGTAACGGATGTTGTACCGTGAGTGGCTGTCCCCTGGCCTTTATTCCCTCTGATAGCCTGAGCAATATCCATCACATCACCGCCATCCACAATTACAGCAACAGAGTGTGGCGGTAACCCGTTACCGTCCTCCGAACCAGTATCGTTTTCATAGAGTTTGTGGCGGGTTACACCGGTAACATTAGAAACAGCACCATCCAGTGCTTCAAATGGGGTTATTGATGGCAACGCAACACTTTGCGACTGGCGGATACGTAACTCCGCATCAGTTTCTGCCGGAGAGCCAACAGTAGCCGCAGCAGGATTAGTTACCGAAACCCAGCCACGGGTTGGCGTATTAATTTCAGTGATAGTTCCAGCCAGCGCCGCCACTGCACCACTGACGGAACATGTTGCGGTCGCCATCACTGTACCATCCACGCCGACCACCACTGAAGCAGGCAAACGCCATATCACACTATTACTGTCTTTCACGCTGCCATTAATGATGGTTGTTCCGGCAGTTCCTGTAAGAAGCAAATCAACCGTAGAATTCGTCGCGCCTTTACGTGAAATACCATTTATTTTCACGTTACTGGTCAGTGCGGCCCCATAGCCGGTTGCCGGTGAAAAACAGTTGTAGACAGTTATCGCAGTATTATTGGCATCATGAATCGCCAGCGCCATCAGAGCCACCATCTGGCCGTCTTTACTATCCGGTTCGAGGTAGGCATCACTGCCATAAATCTGCTGAAAATAGCTAATCAGGGTGCTGAGTATCGTCTGATAATCAGGCGCACTGATCCCCTCCGCGGTTACCTTTGCAGATAAACCGAGAGAATCAAGGTTCAGAGCCATTACGCCTCCGATTTAACAGTCGTTATTCCATAGAGAGTGTCGATTTCAGCGGAAAACATGACACGTCGGGTCGTGGTATCCACCGTCGTATTGAAAGAGAGGATTGATTTAACGCCCCGCGTTTCGAGGATGCGCTTACGGATCGCCAGGTTGTAGGTTTCCGGCTTCTGCTTACCGAGCACAGACTGGATCCACGGGGTCCCTTCGGTGGTGTCGAGAAACCATTGCCCATACCACAATTCAAATCACGTTTTTACCGCCTGCGCCACGGCCTCCGGTGAGTTAATCAGCCAGGTGTCATCACCGCTGCCAAAGGTGTAATCGCCATCGGCGTCTTCACGTCTGTATCGCATCAGTTTACCCTATCGGTATTGCTTCCACCGCGCTGAACACCGCCATGAGTGTGCGTATCATCGATTGGCTTGCCGTTAGCCTTCACGCTACCCAAAAACTCAACAGCACCAGTGATTTTTGAAGCCACACCAGAAACCACAGACCCCACCATGCCACCCATCCAGGTTAACAGGCCATGAATGGTTACTTTCTCAGAAAAATCAGCCAGAGGGGCAACCACATCAAGACCACCCGGAGCGACAATTTTAATTTTCCTGGTATCAGGATTAAGCTCAAAATAGGTGCTGCCGTCGTCACTACGCAACTGTGTGGCACTGGTATTAATACCGCTAATCTTCCTCGCCTGCGACTGGGGACCGACAATACAAAACGCATCCGATAAATCATGCATTCTGTCATCAACAGGCTCCTGTATCCCGCCGTTCTGCCACCAGAAATCAATACAACGATCGGCAAAAACAACAAGACACTCATCCCCGGCTTTAACCGGAAAAGTCAACGTACAGCCTCCGCCGCGCGGAAATACCACTGGCACATCCACCAGCAACGGGTAATTTTTGGTAATGCGGTTACCGTCGTTATCCTTTTCAACCGAACGGATAGCTGGCTGCACAACCGCCGTCACCGCGTCGGGATCGAATGACTGAACAATGCCAGGCAAGGCGACACGGATCTGGTTCTTTGTGGTTTCCCGTTCAGATTTGAATGTTTCGGCAAGGTCGCCGCTGCGGGTCTGGTCAGATACTGCCATTTAGTAGGCTCCAGAAAGCAAAAAACCCGCCGGGTGGCGGGTTCATTATTGAAGTTTCATTACTGCTTGTTTGCTTCTAACGCTTCAGCTATTCGGCGAAGATACTCATTGTTTTTAAATGAAACCATGATGCACTCAAAGAATATTCGGCAAAATACAGCACATAACAAAAGCACTAAAGCGCCAGCAGCCTTCCCATTAACAAACGTTATAATGGCGGCAACAACCAGAAGTAACATTGTGATGCCATACAGAACGTTGATGATTTTTGGAGTTATTAATTTATCAAATCCGAACATGCGACAAATTCCTTATCGTGAAAGTAGAAGTACCACATTATAATTACGAGTGATTAATCAACAATCTTTTTGCATGGAAAGGAACCGATGATTTTCGGCGCATCCATGCTGTTCTGCAGCAGTTGGACATTCAGGAATCGCGTTTCGGTACCAGGGCGACGAATGTATTCAAAGCCGTAGTTGTTACCGTCTTTGGCAGGCATAAGCCCCATGTCTACTTTCAAACCATTGGTACCCAGTTCGGTGATTTTTTGAGAGGTAACTCTTTCACCGTTGATTGTCGATAACTCGCCCTGGTTTGCAACCATAGTGTAGCCACCGCATTTAACCGTGAAGCCATCCGCCCACGCGCTGCACGCAGAAAAGACAGCTAACAGAAAAATAATACCCCTCATTGCTCATTCCCTTTGCAAAGCCGATTGCGTATACAGATCCGCCGCGCCACGCGCTTCGCACATCATATCCATGTACCACGCCTGGCCCCTTGTATCGCCAGTGTACATAATCCCGCGCACAATATAAACGCCATCCGTTGCGATGCTGGCAGGCTGCGATGTGGTGCCGCTTAGCGTAATATTTCCGTCCGTGTTCTGGTCGGTGATCTGCCCACCAGCCATAGCGATATCGTTGTTCGACAACGCGGTGCGATATACGGAAGCCTGATCCAGTTGAATGAGCCCATTAACCCGGATGTTCGGATTAATAAGCGCGCGAACGTTTACGCCGTTGCCGATGGTCTGCTGCGGCATGCCAATAAGCCCGGTAGCGCTGTTGAGCACAATCGCTTCGTGAACATATTCATTATTCGCCACCATCTGGCGCTGACCGTCTACGAATTGCCATGTTGCGCCACATTGCCCGGCTACGTTATCCATTAGATGCCGCGTCATGCCAAAGAGCACCCGCCCCCGGGGGAATACAGTAGCAGGCATTTCAGGCGTCAGGCCTTCGGTCGCACCTTTGGCTTCGAAGTCTTTCATCAGCGCACGGTTCACATCAGCGACCGTGTAACCGGCAGCCAGCGTCTGTGAGGTTATACTGGTGGCAAAAGCCAGATCAGTATCTGCTGCCTGAATCAGGACGTAGGAATCAACCGGACTGTCTTTTCCTGTAACCGAGTAGCGAATTTCACCGCTGAAAATCAGTCCGTAGTTGCGGCCATCACTCTGGCCCACGTCCGCCGCATCAACCTCCCGCACGATCCCGACGTCGCTTGCCGACACCTCCGGCGCGATACCGTCGTAACCCGCAATCAGACGCACTTTCGAAAACTCCCGCCCGGTGATTCGGTTCACAGTATCTGCCGAGAGGTTATAAATTTTGATAGTCCCTACCCGGGACGCGCTGCTGATGTTGAACCAGTCGATCGTAAAGGTCACTTTAAAATCACTTAGCTCAATTCCCTGACCGTTCCCGTCCACAAGCTGCAGCTCGAAATGTCTCATCCAGTTCTGTGACATGCTTACTCCGTTGATACCAGTAAATGGCTGCGACCGCCCAGGTCAGTTTTTGTGGGGTAATCCTGTGTGTTGTCATCACAGACCACCACCAGCTTAAAACCAAGCCCCATACAGGCGTACTGCGCCAGCAGGTCAGCACCAGTGACGAGAGGAATACCGGAGATTACCGGCTCCCCTCTGTCGTTCTGCAGGTCCATAATCCAGTACAGATCGCGCCATATGATGCTAATCCGCCAGGTAACACCACCCAGGACGATGCTGAACTGCTGGTTGTCCGCTGTCAGCGGAATTTCCTGAATTGCCATTAGCCGCCCCCCAGTAATGACGCCACGTTACCCGTGATGCTTTTCAGCAGTGAAGTATCTGGAGGCTTGGTGGTTTTGTTGCCGCTGTTCTGTACCGCCGACGTGCTGGCCCCTTCCTTCATGTTGGTTTTATCCGCGACGGAAATCTGCTGTGTCCGGGAGATAAGGACCTCCCTCAGGGTGAGGACGGCGGACAGGACGTTTTCGGTTGTCTTGTCCGTCGTCACTTCCAGCGCCCGGATCAACATGTTGCTGTACAGTCGTTTACCGGTTACCACATCGAAGGGGATACGGCTTTCCTGCAGATCCAGTAGCTCCTGATACGTCTGCTGAGGACTCAGGCCGAGCAGGCTGGTAGCCGTCAGGTTACTGGCAAAATCCAGCAATGCGCCACCACCGGCGAAACCAACCTCCATCACCACTTCTGACGGTTTTTTATAGGCATGATCAGCGACAGCGGCCCCGACCTCTACCGGATGCTCTGTTATTTCAAGCATATCTGTATGCTTCTCTGAAATAACAACACAGGGAACAATCATTCCTATTTTTCTGCTCTGCTGATGAAAAAGTGTAGAGAGAATATCCACTAACCCACCCTCACCTGATTACTTCGCATGACCTGAGCATTTGCAGACTGTTGCCGACGTGCAACCTCATTACCGACAGCGTGCGGATCTCCACCACCGTAAATGTGGTAGGTATTTTGCTGGTTAACCTCTGTCACTTTGCCACTAATTCCCGCCACGGCAGCCTTATTAATCAGCTCCCGAGAATAGATATTTCTTCCATTCTCATGCTGGATAATGCTGCTCATCAATGCTGACATGGTTTGCGGATCGCTCATATTCAGGGCAGCCCGGGGATCCACTCCCAGTCGTTGCGATACAGCCCTGATATACGCAGTTGTGTTGTTATTATCAGACGCAGGTGCCCAGGTAGAGATAATTTTCTCCACACTGTTTATTCCCCGTCCGGCGTACAGCATTAACTGACGAGCAAGAGCCCGTAATCCATCAAAAGCAGTTTCAAATCTGGCAAATCGCCCGCCCGGGCGTTCAAGAGAAGCCCCTGCCTGACCAGCAAAATTAAGGTTTCCCGGATTGTTATTCCGTTCTCCTCGTTTCGTAGCCTGTGCATGTTGTTCCGGCTCATCATCACCAAACCAGCCGCGTACCGTCCGGCCCACACTGCGGGGATCGAATCCCCAGTGCTCTTTAATCCAGTCGGCAGTACTGTTAGCGCTGTCTGTAACCATCGGCATCGCTGACGGATTTTCGCTGCCCTGATTAAGTATCTGTTTGCCGATGCTGACGGCATCAGCCCAGCGGCCATCTTTGATAGCGTTGAGCAGGTCGGCGATCATGTTCAGCATTTTGCTGAATTCGCCCATCTGGTCGATGAAGTTGCTGAAATCCCACTTCAGGGACCATGATTTGGGGTCAATATTGAGCAGTTTCGCCAGCGCTTTCACCAGGTCGTTAACGGTCGTTTTAAGGTCACGAACCATCTTCAGCGCGGCATCGACCTCCGGTTTCCACTTGCCCCAGTCAATCAGGCTGTCGCCGCCTTCCTTCCAGGTCTGATAGTCCTCCCACAGGAGGGCAATACCCGCCGCCAGCGCGGTAATGAGGCCAATCGGCGACATCCAGAACGTACTGTTCAGAATGCGCAGCGCAATCGTCAGTGCGCCAAACAGCGAGATCAACTCCCGCGTTTGCTTATCCAGCGATTGCCACCAGGTGATAAGGCCTGATGTCCCCTCAATCAGTCTGAAGAACAGCCGCCCGATAATATCCCCGAGCGCCAGAATGCCTTTTATGGCTTTCGTCAGGGTCTGCTCGATACGAGGGAAGTTGTCCAGGATATGGCGGCGCAGGGTGTCCAGCGAACCCGCAAGCCCCCCCGCAAGATTAGAGCCGATTTTGTCACGGGCCATGCCTGCCATCGCGCCAAACTCACGCAGGGAGGTCATAAATTTGTTGGAGCTTCTGGCCGCCTCGTCAGCATTGAAGCCGATAGCTTTCGCCATTGCGCTGTACTGCCCGGAGAAGCCACCCACACCCCGGCGCATCGCCATAAGGGTATTTTCGTCAATGCCCAGCATCTGCGCATACTGGTTAGCCCGGTAATACGGCATGCTGCTGAGTTTCTGTCCAACGCCCGTAAAAATAGCGGCCATGTCACGCATGTTACCGCTGGCATCACGGGTCTGTACGCCCAGGCGATTCAGAAAGCCTTCTGCACCGGGATTGTTACGAATAAACCGGGATAGGCTTTCCAGAGAAGATCGCGCAGCGTCCACGCTGCCGCCAACCTGCGAAACCGCATAGCCAATAGACTGAATTCCCTGGACTGTCGCGCCGGTGCGCTGTGACGCCCAGTAAAGATTATCCAGGCCGGAGGCGATCTTAGCCGTGAAGGCCACCACGGACAACGCAGCTCCTTCAACAGCCAGCCCCATTTTGATGACATTTGCAGTTGTACCGGCGAGGACAGAACCGAACTTTTTCGCTCCTGCATCATCCACACTGAAGCCAAGCGAGACGAGGAAATCTTTAATAGTTTCAGCGTTCATTATCCTCTCTCCATTTCTCAATGCGTCGCTGGTTATCCGCTTTTACCGCCAGATGGTCATTCAAGAGAGCAATGTCATACAAATCGACAGAGCCATCTTTAAGTGCTGTATAAGGAATTAACCCGGCGTCAACCGGATTGAGAAGGTAGGACAGCCCGTCCGGCAGGCTGTTAAACGTCAGCCCTGTTGCAGGCTCTGCGTCGTGCTGGTAAGGGGTGTAGGCAAAAAATTTCCCAGCGAATCGGCGACCACCCGCGCCACCAGCTGCAGCATGACCAGCAAGTCAATATCATCAAACATCAGTTCGCCCTGGGTAAATACCGGCACCCATCCGTCCATATGACGCCGCGATACCACCGCAAGACAGGGATGAATAATCGCATCGGTGTCATCTTCGGTCAGGGAAGACAGTTCCTCAGCGATACGCGGGAGCATGGTTTCAAACACCGGTTTTAACTGTTCGAATTTCACGGTGTCGATTTTGCCGTCAGCAGGCAAACGGGAGCGAATACTCCCGAAATCTGACATCATTCCTGCCAGCACCGGCAGAAGTTTGCGGGTCACTTTCAGCTGGTCAAAAACGCTGAGTTTTGCCGTGCGATATTTCACGCCTTTAATTTCGAATTCCATGCATTAAAACTCCCCGAGAACCTGGTCAATCTTGCCGCAGTCAAACACCCACGGCATCGTATTACCGGTTTTAGCGTTGGCGTTATCCGGTTGTTTCTGGAACGCAACACTGCGTGCCGTGATGATGTCGCCGCTGACCTTGTTGCGGATCACGATAACGTTATTCCCCCATGTGGCAGAAGACTGGCTCTGTGCGTTATACGCCAGCGACAATTTTTTATTTGTCGGTGATGTCTTCAGAAGGTTAACGGTAATCGTCCCGCTTTTATCTGCATGGAGACTGTGCATCACTTCGCCATCAGCACCGATGGTCATGGTGTTTTTAGGACCGCCCATCGCAACCACAATCCCCTCTTCAGAACTTGCCGAACCGTACCCGAGGTCAATCGAACCTGTCGGCCCGGTCAGCGTCGCAGTGACATCCATAAAAGAATAGGTAGACATTCACTTCCCCTTAGCGAACAACGTTAATCTGTACGTCAGCGTAATGAACCGCGCCTGCAAGTTTTATTGCAGCCTGAATCACCGGAGCCTTACGGGCTTCACGTTCTGATTGAGCCTGTTCATCCAGCGGCTGAGCGTATACGTAATAACCTTTGGGCAGTGTGTCACCTGATGACAACTGACCAAGGTCGCCCCCGTTCCATACGCCCGGAGCAATCAGTCCATTCTGAACGGCCTGATCCAGTGATTTTTCAACATTTGATAACAGTCGGGTAATACCGGCTTCAGTCTGGGGAACTTTCGTGGTGCTGGTATAAAGCAGGTTATAGAGGTTGGTCTGCACATAATTCTGTAACCAGTCCAGGCCGTGGCGTTCATCAAAGAAATCGCCGTTAGCCATCACTCCCTGCTGGAGGATAGCCGTATCATTCTGGTAGTACACGAATACATTGCAGTTTTTTGCATCAAGTGCCGATGCCTGGCTGACTGTCAGTGTTTCATACCCGATACCCGGCTCCTGCTTAAACTTGAGCGTAATCGCGGTATTACTGCCATTGAAATTAACCGTGAATGCCCGGCCAAATGCAGATAACGCAGCGTATTTATTACCCGATGAATACTGAATAAAACTGCGTGAATATCCGGCGGTTTTCAGTTTTGATGCCAAATCATCGCTGGATGCAGTCTGCAGGCATTTCTCATCGCTTGTCGTAATCGCCAGAATACGGCTTACAGAAGAGGATTCGATCGCCGCAGCCACTTTCAGCCAGTCTGCATCCTGAATATCTTCATCGTCTGCAATCCCCAGCCCATACCATGAAGTATAATCAAGCATGGCATTCACAGCCTGCTCCAGCGTCTCAGGCGTGGCCTGTTCGCTGTCTCCCTTCGTTTTCACCCAACGACCAACAAAAACCTCCTGAGGTTTCGGTGATTGAGAGAAAAACACCTGCGCAGCCTTATATTCTGGTGATTCCACGCCAAAATCTTTTCCAATATCTTCCGCGGCAGAATAACGGCGAATGCGCTCACTTACCGGAATGATTGTGGACGGGCCGAGAATGAGTAATGCACCAAAATTTCGCCCTGATGCTGCACGCGGCGACATGATCACATCAACATTAACAACGTTTGATACAGGCAAGCCCTGTGCCATAGCTTAATCTCCGAAAAAGATGACTGGTGCATCCACCAGCGATTTAATACCGTACTCGCGCACAACCTTCCGGCGCAGGCGCACCGTCATATCGTAGCGGCGGACCCATTGCTGATTAATAAGTTCAGGGAAGGGAGTCAGACCTGTGTAATCGCCAAGAGACAGCCCCAGCGCATTCAGTGCTGCATTGTTCTGCGGCACAGATATACCGTCACGAAACCGGGACGCATACACCATCCCCGCCGGTCCATAAAACGAAGCCATACACTCAATCGTTTCATGCCGCCAGAGCTGAGAGCCATCATCGGTCTGTCTGGTGAATGCCGGACTGTCATCACCTGACCATCCGATAACCCCAAACGCACACCAGTTCGTTTCAACCGGTAGCAGTGGCGGCTGCTCTTTCTGCCAGCGCGGGCGAACCATCCCGGCAGACAGACCGGAAACGTTACGTATCCACTGGCTTAACAGCCTGTCGAGCGCTTCGTCATAATCCGGATCGCCACTGGTTGGTATTAACCATCCGCGCTCTGTACTGGTGTTATTGCTCAACCGGAGTTCCCCCATCAAACGGCATCAACTCACAATGCGCCTGAACGAATCCGGCCCCATAAGCTGTATACGGGTCGACGAAGGTCACACGGTAATCACGGCCCTGATACGTCACGATATCGGCATCACGGCCAGTCTGTCCCTGCGTCAGTCGCTCAGTCGTCACAATCAGAATTGCACCACTGATTACCTGCCCGGCCTGCATACGACGGTTTTCCAGAGAGCGATCAACAGTAACGACTCCGGCAAACTGCTTTTTAACTTCGCTGTCGCTGCCGATTCCGTCCTCATCCACCGTTTGCACACGGCGTGTTACCCACAAATTGAAGTCGCAAAAATCGGGGTCAAAAAGCACATCTGTTACATCAAGAGTCGGCATCTTTATCCCTCACTACATGGGTAATAGCTCTGCGATATTGCCCGGTGTCAATTAATGGTTTCGCCAGATCGGTTCCGGGAGATTCGCCAGCAACACGCCGGGCAAGTTCCAGTGTTGCCCCCTTGCGCCCCCGACGAGCCCGGGCTTCAACAGTACTGTCAGCAAGCGGCGTAAAGCCGGTAATGGTCATGTAACGCCTGACGCCATTAACGGCCAGCGTTCCGGCACGGTTGAGTGCACTTTCTGCTCCCGCAGCATTACCATCAAGTGCAGCCTGCGCCGCGGCTTTAAGCTGCGGCACCGTCTGCTCTTCTGCCGATTTAACGCCGGGGACCAGGTGAGGTCGTGGCGGGATGTTCTGCTCTGGTGAGCCGTATTCGTTGAGGTAACCGATGCCCGCATTACCAAACGGAACATCATCCCGTTCGCTGTCTTCCGAAGGGATGCCGACCAGCACATCTTTTTTGGTTAACGACCTGAGCGCATCCAGAATGGCCTTAGCGTTATCCACCCTCGTTGTTACACCGCTTTTGAAACTCATAGCTGGCGACCGCCTGCACCGAACATCGTGATCAACTGATAAAATTCAGCGCCATATCGGGTGTTATTCCAGAAACCTGCATCAGGATTCAGCGTCGCGCTGGTGTCATAGCTGACGCTTACCTTATCCACGGACTTTGAGGACTGAACACCATTGGTTGAACCGCCCGGACCACCAGCCAGCATCGCTCTGCTGTCAGCCGCCCAGAGCGTCATGTAGTGAGCAACGAACAACCCGGCAAAGTACGGAAACAACTTTTTGCCGGTGACATTTTCGCTCAGCAGTTCATCGGCCAGATTCAGACGGAACCCGATTTGGGCGTCGGGATATTTTGCCGGGTCAGCAAACTGCGGGAAGTCGCGGCGAAAATCACTTACCGCTGGCAGACTTTGATTCTTTGACATCTTTAGCCCCATTACCGCCAGTCCGGGCGGCAGTAATCTGCGCCTGCAGGCTGTCGTTCTGCTCCTGCAGTTTGAGCAATGCATCTTTAAGATCGGCAATCAGCTTATCTTTGTCGGCAATCTGCGCTTGCAGGCCGTCGATAATGGGTTGCAGATCATCGGTGTCGCTAATCACGCTTTCGGAAAGCTCAGAGTGCGCCTGGGTGAACCAGTGCGACGCGACCTCTTCCGGTACGTTATGCCGTCCCCGGCCAAACTCCTGTTTTGACTGATCGCCGAGCGTCAGCGTAAACGGGGGGTGAACATGGATGGTAACCAGCTTTTCTTTCGCCATTTCAGTTTCCTTCAGGCCCCTTTCGGGGCCATTCTGGTTATCAGATACCGTCCACATAGGACAGAGTTTCTTTATACACTGGCTCGACTGCACCCAGCTTGCCGTAGTAAGTGACGATCTGATACAGGCCGCGATACTGCACCGGCACGCTCTGAAGCGGAACCAGCGGGTAGCGGACGTATTTTTTATCGTTGGTGTACGCAACCATGCGATCCTTATTCCCCACACCACGGCCTTTCAGCCATTTAACCGCGCGGATATTCAGCGGAACACCGTTCTGGTGATAGCTGATGGTGTTGGTCTGAAGGTACGTCAACAGGGACTGGTTACCCGCAGATGAAACGATGATGCTGGACAACAGAGCAAACTGTTCAGGCGGGATCAGCAAATCACGCGGGACCACAGAGTAACCAGAAGCGGCCCACGCATCAGACAGCACCTGGTTAATGCTTGCGCGGATTTCGTCCGGTGTTGAGGTTGCCCACGTTTTGGCAGCGTTGTTGACAGGCACGCCGTCCAGGGTAACAAGGCCTTTCAGGTTTAATGCGGAATCGCCAACATATACCTGTTCATCGTTATCCATCTGCCATTTCAGTTGCATCCCGTCATACTTCTGCGTATCAATCGGGCGGCCGACCTGCTGAGCAGCCTGCAATTCTATGACCGTCCAGCCAAGTTCCATCCCCCACAGGTTCAGCGGGTTACCGGATTTGCCGGTATCCACGTTCACGCCAGCAATAGCGGTTGAGTCTTTGCCTACCCAGTTTTTGCCATTCGGATTTGCACCAGTACCCGCAGCGGCGAAGCTGGTATTCGTCCAGCTGGAAATGTCATCTGCGATAGAGACATCTTCACGCAACTGAATATCGCGGGTCCAGGTGTACCCCACCAGTGGCAGGTTCAGCGTCTGGTCGAGTCGCTCCAGCTCCCCGATGAGAAAGGCACCAGAGCTGTCAACGGTTGCCTGATCAAAAGTAATCATTCGTCTGTTCCTTAAATCTTCCAGGAAATTTCTGCATTGCCGTTAGCATCACCGGCACCTGTGAATTCAGCGTTGGTCAGCACCACATTTTTGCCACTGACTGACGTGGACATGAATCCACCCAGCGGCACTTTGATGGATTCATCAGTGGAGACGACAACGTATACCGGGTCGCCTTTTTTGATAGTGCTGGCATCAAAATCAGAACCGAGATTAACGGTCACGTAGCCACGCTTCATGGCGTCGCCCGGGAAGTTCTTGCCTGTTCCCACCTGGTGAACCATGTCCGGCTGCGACGTGGTCGGATAAGGGCGCACGTAGATCCCCTTCACCTTGTCTGCGGTATCACCATCTGCCAGCGGCACGAAAAAACCGTCATCATCGTATTTACCAGCCAGCCCATAGGCAGCGAAGGCGTTATCGGATTTAAGGACCACCGGTTCGACGGTTAAGTCCTGCGGGCGAGAGACAGCCCCGGCAATACCAACAGGCATCCGGTACAGAAATACATTATTCATTTTTTACCCTTTACGGTTTGCCCAGAATTCAGCGTTTTGTTTGTTCAGGGAAGCGATACTGGTCATGCCCATGTTTAGGCGCTGTGCATCGCCGGTGGTGGCGCGGGTGTTTCGCCCTTTGGCAATCTCAGACACGGCATTAAACGCCATGTCGACCGATTGTTTCGGCAATTTGCGGATATCCGCATCACCGACTATCTGGCGAACCAGCGTTTTGTCAGCGGAAGCCAGAACCTCGCGTTTGAACGCGGTCGGTTTCATCTTACGGCTCAGATCGATACCCGGAACAATAACTTCGGCACGCCAGGCTGAGTCACCAGTAATCGTGGTTTCCTCTTCATCGTCCTCGCCGTCACCGGTCGGATTATCGTCAGGCTTATTATCGTTATCGCCCGTGGCATTTCCTTCCAGCTTAGCCAGCAGGGCTTTCAGTAATGTTTTGAGGTCATCATCACTGTCGCCGGTTGGGCCTCCCCCCATCTCTGGTGCTTTGTCCGGTAGTGGTTGCTGCGGGGACAGGTTGATATTGAGATTAACGCCCTGCGGCAAATCCCCCTCATCTCCTGTAACCGATGCGGGAGCCGACTCCACCAGTTCGTTCATGGTGTCGGCATCTCCTGTCTTGATGGCCGCACGCATGCGGTTCCACCAGTTTTTCTTTTGATTTGCCATTGTGTCTCTGTCTCCAATTGCACAACGATTTCCGGCTCTGCCTTTAGGGACAAGAGCCACATGGTTTCCGGTAATATCGACCTGCTCAGCTTTACCTGGCTCGGTCTGCTCGTACTCCGCGTCATAGCCGCACGACACTTCGCGCAGGCCATCTTCGATAAGCTGAATGGCGTTTTCGTCTTTGACGATAAGGTCAGCCAGCATCAAATCAGACTGCTCACCCGTCCCGCGCCGGACATTCTGGAGGTGCCCGACAGCAAGCTCTTTCCAGTTCTCGGGATTTACCAGCCGCACATTCCCGTTTTCATCTTCAGGATGCAGAATCGTGATGCTCATCCCTTCGAATGAGGCAAGCGTGGCCGGATGGAATACCTGCTCAGGAGAACGCGTGACGACTATTTCACCGAACTTATCGGGTTTCAGTTTTGGCAGGTCATCAGCACCATAGAGCTGCTTACCTGTTCGTCCTATCGGCACGTCTCTGCACAGCAACGAGCCGTCAGCCAGCTGATAGCGGGTTTCCCCCAGCCGGGTATTGAAAAAATATTTCATGTGTTACCTGCGATTCAGGCGGGATAAGATTGGGAGGTGGGAAAAACGATTTCTTTATAACAGCGACAATTCGGGAGCTCGCCAGCGTGACCTGTCATGCCGTCAAGCGTTGGAGGTTTGCCCCATTCGACAAATTTACCTTCCATTTCCCGATGAGAATGCCTGACGTCACCATCTTCGGCTGTACGCCAGATATAACTATTCGAACCAATTGACAGCGCACGCGCCTGATCCAGCGCGCCGGTTGCACGTCCAAGTTCAGTACGGGCAATCAGGTCAGCTCTGGACTTTGCTATATCACCCGATGCGGCTATTTCTTTAGCAAAATATTCTGCTCTCCCACCGGTCACAACAGCTTCTGTCGCCCGATTCTGGATGTCGTACACCCTGTCAGCCGCCTCGAGGGGGAGCGATTTGATGTACTTGACCTGTTCGGCGATGATGGATTGCATCACCTGGCCCACAGGAGCGCTTTCCACAAGATTGCGGAGCTCGCGACTGATGTTCTTGCTGTGTTGCCGCCAAACTTTCTCGTTCTGCCGGGTTAGGTCCGCAGTAAAGTTTTCCGCGACCTTTGTCGCCCAGGGGGTGATGATTTCACTGTAGCGTTCCAGCGCCTCAATAATTTCCGTGATACTGTCATTTGAACCATCGTAGCGACCATTTACGATGTCTCCGACCGCCCGCGCTATCCTGCGTAGGCTGGTTCGATAGCGGATTTCCGCCTGACGGTTCCTGCGGTTCGTCATCAGATTCGCCGATGCCGGGCGGCGCTTCATCTTCGGCATTCTCGATGTCCTCGTCGGTAATGGATGCCCCGATGCCGGTTACGTCAGAATTTTCGCGCAAATCAGTCATAGCGGCTTTCAGTGTCATCAGACCATCACCCAGCGCCGTACTGATTGCGTTGGTAGTGTTTAACGCCACCGTTGAGCGATCGACATCAGACATTTGCCAGAGCGGGTTAAACTCAAACGTGAAATCGTCCGGCAGCGGCTTGCCAAGCTCCGAACGATGCATGATGTCCAGTATCCGCCGCACCGGAAGACGTAAACGCCTCTCCTGTAACGAGCTTACCCGGTCGTAATAGTTGGCAAGGTCTGCATCGCCGGTAGAAAATCCTTTCGGGGACTGTCCGAACAACCGCACCAGTGGGATACCAACAGCGCCACTAATCTGTTCTGCAAACTGCGAAAGGATGTCATCCAGACCACTGAAGCTGTACTGATGCGTTTCAAACTTATCCCGCGAGTCCATGAGTGTCATACCTTCATTGCTCTGGAACTGTCGAATCAGGTCGATATTCTTCAGCAACGCTTCATACGCAGGACCACCAAGTGCGATAAGCTCGCGTAGCTTCTCCACGCTGTAGGTGCGCAGATGCGCCTTGTAGACCAGCTGCGCCGCGCCGACAGTAGCGCTGTCGAACGCGGTAAGACGATCCCAGATACGCTCTACAACCGACATTCCCCATTCGTTCTCGGTCATCTTCTGCTGAAATGGCAGCGTGACGCCATCAAAGCGAATCAGGCGACTGTGATGAATGCGCCAGGCAGGAATTCCCGTTGCTGTGGTCACCACATCGTAAAACTCAGGTTTACCCAGGTCCGGCCCCATATCTTTAATGCGGCGGGTCAGTACCGGGTCGATCATCCAGCGGTCGAGCGGGAGAATCCCCTTAAACTTGCCCTTACCGATGGTTTCGGGTCGCAGCGGGGTCATTGGTGCCTGCCCCTCAATCATGATGAAACCCACCGCGCCGCCGTAGAGGCGCGACCATTTCAGCACGTCATTCAGCGCATCCCAGATTTGCAACTCATCCAGTTGTGATTCGAGAATGCCACGATCTTTTGCATCAATTTCCGACGTGATGCGAATGCCTTTGCGGGTCATATCATCCGGGATAGCATCGACTGCTTCGCCGATGATCCAGGATGAACGATAGGACCATTCCACCAGCATGCGGTTACGACTGGTGAAATTAGCCCGGTAGGTGGATGCTGAGTGCTGGTTAGGTGTCTGCATCCCTACGCGGGCAATAAAATTCTCATAACCATCAGCTGTGGCCTGCGCAGTTCGCCGCAGGGCTTGTTTGTTTCGTGCCATCAGGCCTGTCTCCCTAGCAGCTCCCAGATGTTCAGGGCTGAATTCATTGGGGCATAGTTGATCATCACCGAGTCGGCAAGGTTTGGCGATCGGGTTCCATCAGGCTGTTTATCAATAACGATTTTTCCCACACCATTAATGGAATAGGTCGGCTGCGAAAGCTCGATGATGAGTTTATCTTTGAGTGCCATGCTACTGCTGATTGAGATGATTTCGTCCGGGTTGTAAGCCATACCTTCAACCACGGCGCGCCAGGTATTCTGAAAAAGTTTACGTAACCGCCACCAGCTCTGGGCTTTGGCGTTAGCGAAGAAGTCCTTGTTCAGACGTGCGGCTTGCCCGTTGTCCCCGCGAACAGCTTCATCATCCGGATCAAATACCGCGCCACTACCTCGAAACGGTGTGGCAAGTATTGACGGTCGACGCGCAGCGTTACGCAGTTCGTTGATAGCGCGTGCATCGCCGCGAACGCCAGCGCCCAGCCCGTCCTCGTCAAAGCGAAACTCTTCGAGGTTGTCCTGTTCGCAAAAGCCGAAAACCTTCTCGACGGACTGATAAATGTCGCTGCCCACACCGGACCATTCCCGCACATTTTCCAGGAGGAAGCCATGACGGGTGGAAAAGGCATTTTTGTCCCTGCCTTCGTCGGCGACATCCATCGCGCCAAGTCGTTTGCCTGTTGGCTGGATACCCAGTTTGATATGCGCATCAACGGCAGCCTGTACCCATTCGGATGGAATCAGAACGCCTTCCGCTGATGCGCTGTAGTTCAGATCAAGTTCCTGTGCCACCACCACCGGATTATCGATTTTCTCGCATTCCCTGCGATACCACTCTTCATCCTTGCGAGGATCATCCCGCCAGTGGAATGTGAATACCGGTATCTTCCCGCCATGACGCTTCTGAGCGAACGGGTTAGCCATGCCGTTAACTGAACTCAGGTCGATACGGCAACGCGTCGTTTGTGACAACGCCGCATCAATCAGCAGAGGACGCTGAAGGAATGCAGCCTCATCAACCAGATAAAGCGTGGTACGGTCACCACGACCAATATTATCGCCAGCCTCGCCTTTGATAACGGCACCAGTTTCAGGAAACTCAACACGCATATATGGCGCGTGCTTCTTCTCGCTCCACGAACCGCGAAACTCTACAGGTAGCGTTTCCACGAACTTGCGTGCCTTCCAGAACAATGCTTTCGGGTCACCGGTGCTGTCGACGTATTCCTCTTTACGGGAGCCGAAACCGATAACCATTTCTTTGTTGAAGAGACAAAGCGAGCAGGCCAGTCCGATCGCGGTCCAACTGAGCCCCATTTCACGGGATTTTTCGGTAATACCATTCTCCCGATTGCCCCAGCGTTCCATAATCCAGTGGATCCACTCCTCCTGCTTAGGGAAGAGTAAAAACGGAATGGTCACCGGCAGGCCATAATCAATATTACGCGGGTCCGTTGTCATGCCCCAGTCGATGATGAACTGAGCCGGATTGGTTCGGTAAAACTGCTTCAATACGGGCAATATTTCAGGATTCTGGCGAATGCGCTGTAGGCGTTCCATCCGCCATTCAAAAACCATCTGGTAATCAGGATGTTTAAAATCGAAGGGGAATGGTAACGGCATACTTAGCCCATCATTTTTCTATACGCCTCTGCAGCCTGCTCCGGCGTTAAGTTGGTAATTTCTGTTCTGACTGGTCCTCCATCAGCGCCAGTCACTTCATTTTTGACGTTGTCTTTAAACGCCTGAACAGAAACATGACGCCCAAGCAACTCAAGGTTTTTAACCTTATCAGGCCATTTGATTTTCTTCAGAAGTGCGGCGCTATCTGCGGATACCATCTCCACGACATCCATTCCTGATAGCGTTGTGCGCCATACCTTAGGCCAGTCTTTAATGGGCTTTAGCTCACCGTTTTGCAGGAGAATGTCGAGCACATCCATCTGGTCGATTTCAATAAGGCGATTAAGTACATATTCTGCATTAATACCAACAAGATCATTGCGTTGCGCTTTCAGTTCAGCGATTCTGAATTGTATGTCAGGTTTTGACAGGTTTTCGGATGCGGTACGGTTAGCTGTCTTTGCGCTGTACCCCGCCCGAATAGCCGCTTGCGTGGCGTTTAAATCGATGAGGTACTCGCGACAGAACATTTCTTGCTTGTCGGTGAGTGCCATTGATATACCTGAGGAAATTATGAAGCTTCGCGTTGCATTTCATCGATAACTTTTGGCGTCATCGGCTGATGCGCATATTTACGTTCAATCTCTGCAAAAATCCCGTTCATCGTTTCGCTGTCTGGTGGGATAACTTTAACGTTTAATCGTGCCATTGGTTTGTGCTGCCCTGTTTTTCTCAAAAGCCCTGATATCAGCCTTATCCCTGTTGCACTGTGCTAACGCTGACAACAACGCAACATTCAGGTTAAGGCTAGCTCCCCACGTAAACGGGTCGGGTAAATCTGGCTGGGGTGTTTCATCCGTCAGACTGGCTGGTAACGGAACGACCGGCACCGACACGTATACCGTTCGCGTATTCGTGCAACCGCTTAACTGCGCCAGAAGGAACGATACGAACAGCGCAATCATCACCCGAAACAGCCACTTTGATATCTTCCTGGGTTCTCTGTGACTCCAGTGCGATCTGCTGTTTTGCATGCTGGTTAGCCTCTATAACTGTATTGATGATTTGCAGAGATTGCAGGACGTTACTGGTAATGGCTGTTGCAGATTCAGCATTTCGTACAGCCTCATCAGCACGCTCCTTTTCGTGCTGATATTTGCTGTAGTAATGCCCGGCAGACCAGATAAAAGAACCGATGACGGTAACAAAGAAGGCAACAATAACCAGCTTATATCTCAGCTTCATTTACCACCCCACCCGCTTCTTTAAATCGGGCAATCAGGTCACCGATTCTATGTTCATACTGACCGTAACCAGCCCCCGGCAACGAAGCCCAGATATTGCTGCAACGGTCGATTGCCTGACGAATATCGCCGCGGTCAATCATCGGTAAAGCGCCACGCTCTTTAATCTGCTGCAGCGCTACAGCATCCTGGCTTTCTGGAGAAAAATCTTTCAGGCCAAGTTGCTTGCGGTAGGCATCCCACCAGCGTGAAAGAAGCTGGTAGCGACCGGCTGCTGTTGATTTGAGTTTGAGGTTTAGCGTGACAAGTTTGCGGGGGTGATCGGAGTAATCAGTGAACAGTTCGCCACCGACAATAACATCATAACCGTGATTTCTGGTTTTCTGCCGTCCGTTATCTGTTCCTTCTGACCATGCCACCATATCAAGGAAAGCTTTACGCTGGGAATTCAGTGTCTGCATTAATTACTCCTTATGGGCACCGAACTTGTTACCGATGACCCTCATTGCCGCACCACGAATAGCATCAACACCAATCAGCCCCACCCCACCACCAATGGCAACAGAAAGTGATTTAGGCCATCCGACATACTCAAGCGCGGATGCAAAGGTCAGCGTCAGAGCACCACAAAGCAGAATCTCAAGCGTTTTTCGTTTCCAGCCGCCGCCACCGCCAAAATAGGCAATGCGCAAACCAGCCATAATAATTGACATAACCACTGCACCCAGCGGCGTATCTCCACGCCACCAACTTTGTAAGAGTTCCAGTAAGTCAGGCCAGGAATGAGGGGCATTGTGCATTTTCATAAGCCTCACCTCCGAGAGTTCGGATGGTGCTAAGTGTAAGATTCAGGCTCTCAGGCTTGCTAACAAGAAGTCGAGGATGTTTCCGGAGCCTAACAACGAAAAAGCCCCGGGACATGCCGGGGCCAGATGGAGTGCCAGATTAAGCTTCTGGCGGTATATACTCGTGTTTGATATCGTTAAATCGCCAAAAGTAACAATTCAAACAAAGAGGATTTTTATGTCTGAAAAAAACAAGCCACAAGGTGAAAATAAACCTCAGCAACCCGTGGCACCAAAACCAACTCCAACACAAAGTACTGCGGACTTTGCTACACGTCGTGTTTTTGTTGGAGATTCTGCCGACTCAGTCATTGAACATATAAAAAAACAGCCGAGATAAACATCGCCGCTACCGGAGCAAGGATGGTATACATCCTTGCTTTATCGAGACTCGTGCGGATTTTCTCATTTTCCAACAGTAACTCTCTTGCTGTATCACTCAAGTCAACAAGGCGATACCTTCGTATAAGCGGCAATAACTTATCAGGTCCTAAATATCCTGCATCAGCGAATATTTTAAAGCTCGAGGGCTCCATATCCTTATATTTTTCATGATATAGATGATCAGGAGGGGCATTGATCAGGCCCCTAACCTTCACAGATAAACCAGTACATACCAAGTAAATGGCGCACCATGTCCATAGTAATGTAAATGTGGTAATTCCGGCGGTGAGAAAATCGAAATTAGTTTTCTGTGTCAGCAATAAAAAAGATGAGCCAATTCCAACAATCTGAATGTTCAGAAGTTTGTATCCATTCTCAACATTGGTTTTGTTAGAAAGATGAATCTCTCGTATCGTCTCTTCCCCTTGTTTTTCAAGATAATCGACGAGCTCATCATCTACTCCTAAAAAATAATCTTTAGGTAGTTCTCTCATCTCACCTCCACATCCTGTACTGAAAACAATTTTACCAGAATGTCTCGATTCTAGGTATTCCGCCAGGAATCGCGCTCCAGAAATGAAACATCAGGTTCGCCAGTACCAGAAACAACAAAACCCGCTCAATGGCGGGTTCTGGTAAAGTTCATGCGCTTGGTTCGCCTCGCGATACAGCTTTGCGAAGCATACCGGAATTGAAGCAGTTTATGCGTAAAAAATCAAGCTATTTTTTGAGCAAATGATTCTCGCATGGGAATATATAGGGCATACTCAGCAACAGCCAACCAATTAGCAATTCGCTTTTCGCATGTGCTAAAACACCACTCAGGATGTGCATCATTTAGCAATTCAGCCATTTTGCGCTTAGTCATCCCCCGTCCTTCATACCGTTGCCGGAGGACACTAATCAATCCAGGATGCTCTGCCAGCACCTCACTTATGACTCTATCAATACATAACGCCTCTGCATCAGTACAATGCGCCAGCCAGGTCTTTTGCTTGCCATTGATCATCTCTCGCAAAAACGCTTCCAGCTCAGGTTTCTCTATTCCCGCTTTTTTCATCCTGCGCAGGGCTTCATTGACGGCTGTTTTCGTCAATTTTTTGGATGCCAGCAACTGGTTAAACATATTTCCCGTCTTACCGCCGCCAATATACGACCAGCGCCCCCACATGCGCAGTTTTCCCTGAATCCAGACACTTTCCAGCGTGGTGAGACGAAGGTGTTCCCCGCTTTTGCCTGTATTTGTTGGGTAAATCATAAATAACCTTCCTTTCTCCAGATTTCTTGTGTGCGAAAAACACCTTCTGCATACATCAGGCGTAATTCTTCTTTGGTGTAATCGCTGGTTTTTACCCGCCCGTCGATTAAATCGTGGCATGAGCTACAGGCAATCGCTGCCTGCATATCGTGTGGTTTTGTCGCTGTTCCGCACGTCCCCGCCAGCCTGTAATGCGCCAGCACAGAAGTTTCGGGATTGTGATTGCAGTAGCCAGGGATTCTGACCTGGCACATCTGGCCCCGCGCTGCTTTACGTAAACTCACCATTACGCAAACTCCAGTAGCTGCGCGGCCACATTTTCGACTTCCTCCGGAGAGGAAAATTTACGGAACAGGATCCAGTTCCACAGCACATTCAGTACAGATTTATAAACCTGCTGAAACTCGGTTTCGTCCATGTTCGCAAATGCGATAGATTTTGCCCTGCGCCCGCGGCTACCGTCTGGATAAATATGCTCGGTGTAAAATCCGGCCTGAATGGTTACCCACTCGCGGAAAGCCTCAAACGACTTTAGCAATGCCGTATCCCGGGTTCTGCGTGTCGCAACTGTATTCAGATATTGCTCTGCGGCTTCGCTCAGAGCTGGCGTATGTTCCCGACCTACTGATTCGCACAGGTACTCAACGAAGCCTGATACCAGTTCTCGTTCTCGAGGCGTGATCACCCCACCGCTCGGAGTCCAGTAATCGAATCCCAGTTGCAGGAGTTTGAAAAAACGCTTGTGAAATGCGTAGTTACGCACACGCTTAAAGTCTGCGTGTATCCACTCACCTATTTTGATTTGATGCAAAAAATCGCAACTCTCCGGCGTCGCCGGGAGAAGTAATCCGGAAGAGGTTTGTTTGACCAGTTGTATATGCGCCATCGTAGTTCTCCGCTGGCGCAGTAGAATGGGTGTTCAGCCCGTTATGTAGTATACCAGAATTAATGCCAATACTAACATGATGCTCTGACTCGCAATTCATCCAGCAGTTTATCATTTCCCATAATGTCACTTACCCTCATCGGTAAAAAAATTGCCTTTCGACCATTACGATACATCATTGATTTTGGGGTTTCAGGGAAGTAATCCATTTCGACTATAACTGACAGGTCATCACGACGTATGACTGCGTATTTGCTACTAAATAGTCTCTTTATTTTTTCCACGATGCCTCCAGGTTTATAAGTACAAACGGTTATATCCACATAGAGACAAAAATATTAATCTGAAAAATATTTATTTCACGCCGTATATTTGATTGTTTAATGTGCAGGTACAATGACTTTTATTTTTTGTTGTGTATATAATCAAATATATGGTTATTTTTCACCCTGCGCATTCAGCGCGCAACAAAAAACCCGCCGAAGCGGGTTAAGTGCGGGTGCGTTGAGGATGCCTGACACATCAGAGGTGGCGGGAGATTACTCTCCCGCCTAGTCACTCTTACTTCTCAGATTCGTAGTCCACGAAGACAGCAACCTCCGTCTGGCCGGTTCGGATTCGTACCTCGCAGAGGTCTTTCCTCGTTACCAGTGCCGTCACTATGACGGTTAAACAGATGACGATCAGGGCGATTAACATCGCCTTTTGCTGCTTCATAGCCTGCTTCTCCTTGCCTTTCGGCACGTAAGAGGCTAACCTACATTTGTGAGACATAGATTGGGCCTCAGATTAATGTTAAGCGTCTTGTAGGACGCGTAATGTTAACTGGGGCTTTTCTCTATCTGCCTTTTGGTGTTCATGCCTGAGGCAGATAGCCTCAAGCACCCGCAGCAATTCTAACTATCCAATAGATCAATGCCAACTTCTTTTCCTGCAACATCTCTCATCATAAGTGACCAAAATTCATCCAATCAGCACAAAAGAAACATTTAAAGCGTGAATGCTACCGAACGTTCATTTCAATTACATCGTTTTGATTTTTAACAGTTTTTACCTCAACAAATCAAATGGCATTAGCATTCATCATGGAAGAAAGACTGATAAAAATGATCATTTTCAATGACTTATGATCACACCGGGTATTGCCAAGTCATTCCTTTTACGCCAGGATACCCACAAGTGAGTAGTCGAGGAGAGTTTGCCAATTTTTGCGATATAAATTTCAATGTCCGAAGAACCATTAATTGTTAATTGATTCTGTATAAGGTATTAACATGACAATTTCATATATTCCTATTCTGAAAGCGAAACGTTCTGAGTTATCAGCTTTATCGCAGCTATCCATTGAAAAGAAATCAAAAATTTTGCCATTACTCGAAATTGAACCAGTGCCAATTGACCCTGATTCAGGTATTGCCTTAAAGAGTTATAACGAGACTCTTATAGAGTTCGGAAAGAAAGTCTCAAAATCTTGCTCAGATATGCAAGGTGTTTATATTGATGGATTATTAATTGAAGAGCATTTTATTTCTCCTGAAGATCATTACCCTATAATAAATGCGGTTAATCAAGTTAGAGATATGGGGATAAGAGTTATTCCTGTCAGTTCACCAACTCGCCCATCTAACTATAAAGGAGCGATTGATGAATTAATGCAGAATGAAATATGCTTGAGATTAACCACGTTAGATCTGGTTAACCCACAATTAATAACGCATTACATTAATC